GAAGTCAAATTCTTTGTGCATGACTTAATTGAAACAATCAAAGAAAACCCAGGACTTAAGATTGCACTATTTGTCGATTCAGTAGGAATGCTGGATACTGATAAGAGTCAACGTGACATGGATGCAGGTAAAAATGCTGCTGATATGGGATTACGTGCAAAAGAAATGAGATCATTATTCAAATCATTAACCTTAGATCTTTCAAACTATAAAGTTCCTTTCATTTTTACAAATCACACGTATGCGTCAATGGATCAATACACGCCAAAAGGTATGTCAGGCGGTGGAGGTCCAGAATTCTCTGCATCAATTATCTTGATGTTAAGTAAAGGAACTCTTCGTGATGAGGCCAAAACAACTACTGGTATTATTGTTCGTTCAAAGACCAAGAAAAATCGTTTAGCCAAACCAATTGATATTGAATTCCACATTTCATTCCATAAAGGTATGAATCCATTTGTTGGATTAGAGCAATTCGTAAGTTGGGAATCATGCGGAGTAGGTAGAGGTAATAAACTAACTGAAAAGGAGTTCTCTAAACTTAAACCTGACGAATCTGAATTATGCTCAAAATTTGAAGTGGATGGAGAAACTTTCTATTTTCTACCAAAGAAATTAGGCAAAACTTATATTATTAAGCATAATGGCGATGCCGTTCCAGTTAAAGAGTTTTTCTCAGCTAGGCTATTTACACCAGCTGTACTAGCTCAATTAGACGAAACTACAATTAAGCCTACGTTTAAATTCCCAGAAACGCAAGATGGAATAGACGAAATGGAAATAGATGAATTAGAAGATTTAACTGATTCGGACAATGACCTTTAATCTGAGACCTACTGTTGCTCTGAAGTATGTCTTAGACTCGCATATTGCTCTACCCAATTACCCGACTCATCAAGACTTTTTGTTTGACTTATTGTCATACGTAGTCAGAGTAACTACCGCCAAGTCAAAAGACTTTGATCAAACCGATATTAAATTTTCTCCAAAGACCTTAAAATACGTCTTTGGAGAAAAATTAACTCCTGAATTTCTAGATAGGATAAAACTATTAATGAAAGACCTTGTAGAAGACGGTAGCTTAACAAAGAAAGGGGAGTTCATTATAATCAATGAACGTGAATTTTTAAAATTTTATGACATTACTAACTAATAATATATGCTGATAGACTTCAAAGAGAACATTGAGCTTCTCGAAAAAATAATCTTTAATTTTGTCTTAACTGAGGATGATGGCGATATTATCATAAAACCTAAAAACTATGAGGCTTTAGATAAACGCGAAATCATTCCAATGATTAAAGCTCACTACTTTAACGATGACACATTACAGAGAGTCTATCGAATTGCAAAGAAGTTCTTTGCTGAATATTCAAAAGTTCCTACGCGTAATGAATTACGTGAACTAGCTAATTTATCAAATCTTGATATTCCGGAAAGTAAGTTTAATGCAATGTTTGCAGTTGACTTAACTAGCTATAACTACGATTTCTTATTTAAGTACACCAAAGCATTTGTTTTCTATAAGAACTTAAATGGCTCAGTTATTGATGTCCTATCATATTTAAAGACAACTGAGATCACTCCAGAAAATGTTGAGCTTATCACAAACGACGTTCGTGAAAAATTTAATCAGAAACTTAATGTATCATTTACTAATGCAGAGTCTGGTCTAAACTTCTTTAATCCAGTAGATCACGTTCAATTATCAAAAATTGGAAATCCAACTGGTTTTAAATTCTTAGATAAGACGTTAGGCGGAGGTTGGAACCCTAAAACTCTAGTTGTTTTTCAAGGTCGACCTAAAGTAGGTAAATCAATGGTTCTTTCAAATATTGCAGGTAGAGCATTTGTTGCCGGCTGTAATGTTGGTATTGCAACCCTTGAGTTATCTGATCGTAAGTACATGAAGAGATTAGGTTCAATGATTTTAGAGATTCCATTTAAGGAATACGATTCAATGCTTGATAAAAGTCAAGTAGGTAGTGTGGACGACAGAATGAAACACCTTAAATCAACTGCTCCAAATCTAGGAGAATTAATTGTAAAAGAGTTTCCTACTGGAACCGCGTCTGCAATTGACGTTGAAAACTACTTCTTAAAAGTTCAACAAAATATTGGAAAGAAATTCTCAATTATTGTAGTTGACTATATCAATCTAATGAGACCACTTCGTGAACAAGGAAACGTTTATGAAAAGATTAAAGTAATTTCTGAAGAGCTTAGAGCTGTTGCTATTCGTAATGAATGGTGTATTATTACAGCTACTCAAATCAAGAGAGATGCAGTAGACGATCAAGACTTAAGCATGTCAGATATTGCAGAATCATTTGGACTAGTTCATACGGTAGATTCATTATTTGGTCTAATTAGAGGCCCAATGGAGAAGCGAATGAAAATTAAACTAATTGCCAATAGGGATGGAGGTTATACTGAAAGTTTCAAAATGTATAGAATGAGCTATGAATATGCCAAGCTAACTGAAGAAAATGACCCAGCTAGTGAGTACTATTCAGACGATGATGATACTCAATCTTTGGAGAATCAAATGAGAACTCAATATAATACTGTTCATACCACAACATTGCCCCCAAATTTAATACCATACGAGCTAGCTGTGAGCCCTGACTACATTTCAAATAAGCAGCAACAAGAGCCTGCTCCAATAGTTAGAACTCCAGTAGATTATGATGATTTATTAAATTCAATATAAAAAAACAAACACCACGTGATACCGAAAAATACAGATGAAGAGTTCTTAGGTTTAGACGATGATTTTAATGATCACCATATTGAAGCTGAACTTGGAATGGAAGAAGAAGAAGACTTTGGAATTTCTGAAGAAGAATATGACGAAGATGAGCTTGAACGTAGGCGAGTAGCCTATGCTGGCTTAAAAAGAAGCGACAAAATTTTCAATAACACCTATACAATGGGTTATGACCATGATGAAGCGGATGAAGACGAACCCAATGTAATGGGAGGATCTTCCGAAATTAAATTAGACAGTGGATCTCCAGATTTTCACATGTATGATCCAGAAAAATACACAGATCATGTTGATCTGAAGATCGTGCAACGAGACATATACAACTTCATCCAAGGTAGTTTAGAGGTGAAGGCCATCCTCGGAGATGAATCTGAAAAGAGAAAATTCACTAAGATAGAAATCAATGCTCTATTTACTGCGCTATTGGCTGGACTACGCCATAATGCAGGTCAAAATGTATTCATAAGCCCAATACACATACTTGATTCTATATCGTCTTTAGTAAGCATGGAATACAAGAAACTATTTGACATGTTATCTTACGAAAATAAAGAACTGCTGTTAATTGAGCTAAATAATAAGTATGGTTTCTTAGATAGTATGGGTAAGAACTATAAAATGTTTTAAAATGAAATTAACCAATATTAGAAAAATAACGCTAGTCGGCGACTTACATTTAGGCATTAAAAACAATTCAATAGAATGGCTTCAAATACAGAAGGACTTTCTATTGGATTTTTTAATTAATGAAGTAGACAAAGACTTTGATGAAGATCGCGACATTCTTTTTTTAGAAGGAGATATTTTCCATTCTAGGGAATCAATCAATGTTAGGATCCATGACGAAGCCTTAACTATTTTTAAGAAACTTGCTGACAAATTTAAACGCGGTATTTATATCATTATTGGAAATCACGACGTTTATTATAAAGATCGAAACGTAGTTCACTCGCTAAAAGCAATTTCTCATGTAGCTGATAATATTCACGTATTTGAAAGCCCAGAGATCCTAACCATTAATGGAACCCATAATTTTTTAATGTTACCATGGGTAGAAGATAATAGTCGAATCAATCAAATAATTACTGATCATTCTGACTTATGCGAGTATATTGTATGTCATGCTGATATTAAAGGTTTACGTTTTAATAAATGGACCAAAGTTGAGCATGGAATTGAAGTTGACCAATTAACTTCATACAAAAGAGTTTATGCTGGCCATATTCACCATAGGCAAGAGTTTAAGAATGTGTTATACACCGGAACCCCTTATCAAATGGATAGAGGTGATAGGGATAATACCAAAGGTTACTATGAGTTAACGTTAGAAAAGGCCTCAATTACCGAAAGATTCATTGAGAATACTCAATCACCAGTTTATAAAAAATTCGATATTTACGAGCTGCTAGAACTATCAACTGATTCAGTAATTAATTTATTGAATAACTCGTTTGTAGATGTAATGATTAGTGTAAATTTTGTAAATAAATTCTCAGTTGCAAGATTCTTAGAAACAATTTCAAAATCAACTCATCGTAAAATTGAATTTTTTACCTATGTAGATGAAGTAAAAGACGATAATACTGCTTCTGAATTTAATCCAGAAGACCAGTTTAATATAATTGATATTTTTAAAGTATTCATTAAATCCAGAGATTATTCTCAATCATTTAAAACTGACCTAGCCAGAAAATTTATTGAAATTCATGGTATTGTAAAACAATTAAGTAGCGATGAGTAAACCTAGTATTCTACCTTCATTATATGTTAAACTAACTGAGTCTGGTGAATTTGGGGTATTTAGTACTGCAAAGATTGCTCGGGATTCAACTATTGAATTTTGTGCATGGTTACCAGTAACACAAAGATTACAAATACTGATTTCACGGAACGATACTGCCCTAAATAGCAAACTTTTTCAGAATCCAGATGGAATTGAAAAGGAGAAAGAATTCATTAATAAACTTACTGAACTTGATCTACAGGAGAGATTAGACCGAGGCTTAATAACTACTGCTCAATTTAGATCAATGTTATTAGATACGGCTAATCCTGAAAAATTATTACACGTCACAACCCATTCTATTCTATTAGGCTTTGGCTCAATTTATAGAAGGTCAGACAGCCCAAATATAAATTGGACCTATGACTCAACCTTAAAACTGTACAAATTTTTTACAGTACAAGACATTTACCCAAATCAAGAACTTACATACTTTTCAAATTAATGAAGATTCAAGAATTCTCTTTTAGAAATATTTGTTCATACGGTAATAAACTTCAGACGTTTAAGTTTACTGATGAACCTAGGCTTGTGCTTGTTCAGGGTAAAAATGGATCAGGTAAATCTTCCATTTCAGACGCCCTAACTGTTTCAATATATGGTAAATCCGCAATTCGTAAAACAAAGGAGATTCCTAATCGTATTAATAAGAATGCCTACACTCATATTAAATTCATAACTGAAGGCGGCAAGCAAATTGAAATAGAAAGAGGCATTGAGCCTAACTTCTCAAGATTATTAATCGGAGGAGCTGATTATAATTTACCAGATAAAAGAAGAGTTGATGAGTTTATTGAAGATGAACTTACTAAAATACCTTTTAACGTATTCTCAAATACAATTAGCTTATCAGTAAATGATTTTAAGAGTTTTGTTAAACTCAGCCCAGCTGACAAGCGCCAAATTATCGATAAGATCTTTGGCCTTGATATCGTTAATGAAATGTCAAAGGTTGCTAAAGAGGAAAGCAAGCAAATTAAAGGCGAAATGCTACCAGTAGAGTCTTCAATTAGCAGTAATAATAGACTGCTTGAATCTTCAATCTCTCAACTAGAAGCTTTAAAGTCTGAAATTAAAACCAGTAATGACGCAAAGATTTCAGAACTTAATACGCAGCTTGATAAATTAACAGAAGATAAAAAATTAGCTCATGCTGAAGCAAGTAGTTTTTCTGGTAAAATTTCGGAAATTAGACAGAGTATTCGTACTGAGCAGGAAAAGTTAAGCACGGTTAGAGCCAATATTTCAGAAATTCAAAAGAAACTTGACATTTACAGTAAAAACAAGTGTCCACATTGTCTATCTGACTTAACTGATGAAGTTCATTCCCAAATTAAGGATAAACTTATTGTAAAGAAGACCGACCAGGAATCAATATTTCCTCAAATCAAAGACCTAATTCAAGTCCAAGAAAAAAGTTTATCTGCAATTGAAACTGAGTCAAGCGAAGCAAAGAGCAAGTACTATCAAGTAGACGCTCAAATCACAGCGGTTAAGAGAGAAATCTCTGATCTATCTAAACAAGGAAATCGAACTTCCGATAAACACCTAGTTGAAGTGATTCAAAATATCAAGACTGAAATCCAAACTGGCCAAACGTCTTTAGGTAAGTGTCAAGAAAAGCTTAAAGTTTCACAAGAAATGGAAATGATCCTATCTGATAATGGCATGAAAAAGATGTTAATGAGTCAAATCATTCCACTATTGAATAAAAAGATACTTAAGACTGCTAAAGTCTTAGAGTTTAAATTTGCATTTGAATTTGATTTAGAATTTAATCCAATTATTACTCATTTAGGCATGCAGGTCTCGCCAGACTCTCTTTCCGCTGGAGAACAGAAGAAAATGAACTTAATTGTACTGCTGTGTATTCTTGAGCTTATTAAACTAAAACACAATAAAGTCAACTTATTGTTCCTAGATGAAGTATTTTCATCACTAGACGTTGACTCAATCTTTAGAGTAGTTGATCTACTTAAAGCTTTTTCAAAGAAGTATAATATGACGGTGTTTGTAATCTCGCATGACCCTTTACCGGAAGAGTATTTTGATACTAAGATCCAAGTTGAAAATACCGATCATTTTTCAGATTTAACCATTGTATAGCTAACCTTTTTGTAATTTCTTAGTATAGTACTCTATTAAGATTAACTAAACTTATGATTACATTCCAAGGTCGTACATTCGCAGATTCATATAAAGCATCATTAGCCTACTTGTGGTCAGATGGAATCACCAATCATGCTAGAGGAACCACCAGTAAAGAACTACTGGATGTTGCTTTACAGATTGAGGATCCAACCCAGTGCCTATATTCAAACGATGCACGAGGTTCTCAATTAAAGTATATTGCCGCAGAGTTCCTATGGTATTACATGGGTCGAAATGATGTAGACTTCATTGCAAAATGGGCAAAGTTCTGGGAAACTATTCAAAACTCAGACGGTACTGTCAATTCGGCTTACGGTAATTTAATCTTTAAGGAACAGAATCAATATGACTTAACTCAATACCAATGGGCAATTCAGAGTCTTATGAATGATTCTAATACTCGCCAAGCAGTATTGCACTTTAATAAACCATCTCATCAATACTTTTCTAATAAGGATTTTGTATGTACCATGTACGCAAATCTACATATTCGAAATAACAAGTTGTACATGAGCGTATTTATGAGAAGTAACGATGCAGTTTGGGGAACTCCAACCGATGTAGCGTTTTTCTGTTCGTTACAGATGCAAATTCATTCTCACCTAAAACAATTTTATCCAGAATTGGAATTAGGTTCATACACTCATATTGCAAATTCTTACCATGTCTACGATAGGCATTATGATCTTGCTCAAAGAATGATGAACTCTGAATTTGAACCAATTAGCCTACCTCCAATAGTTTCTGATCTAATTGAAATTGATGGAACGCCATCTGATGACTTTAAAATATTGTTTGACTCAATTAATACAGAATCAGAGGATATATTATTATTTCAAGACGGCGATGACCTGTTAAAATGGATTTTTTCTAAAACGTATAAAAGTAAAACAGATGTCAATTAGTAGCTTATCTACACAACGTCAACATAAAGTTGATGTAACCTATATTAAAATGGCTCAAACTTGGGCCGAACTATCTCATGCAACCCGAAAAAAGGTTGGAGCCTTAATTGTAAAAAATAATACGATTATTGCAGATGGTTATAATGGCACTCCTTCAGGTTTTGAAAATGAATGTGAAGAAGCTATAAATAACGAAGACGGTTCGTTTAAAGAATATAAAACCAAGTGGTATGTCTTACATGCTGAATCTAATGCTTTAGCAAAAGTTGCCAAATCAACTCAAAGTTGTGATGGAGCAACTCTATATATAACTTATTCACCGTGCACTGAATGTAGCAAACTTATTTTGCAATCAGGCATAAAGAAAGTTGTGTATTTGGAAGAATACCGAGATATTGCAGGTTTAGACTTTTTAAGACGCGCTGGAATTGAGATAAAAAAAGTCAGCTTAGATAACCTATGATAGACGCAATTGATCGAAGACTAGAAATAGTATTCGTACGAGACCAAAAACAATTCATTCAAACCTTTAATAAGAAGCAGAAATGCGACTACTTATTAAATGTTAATAAAATAGTAAAGGAGAAATTTGATCAAGAAATTCTTGTCCCAAATAAGATCCAAGCCTTTCTTATTAATTATGAAATCAAAAAACTAATTGATAAGGCAATCAATGTTAGAAATCGCAAATACAATAGAATCATTTATGTTAATTCTGGAATTAGTGCAAGTAGTATAAACAATGCAATTAAATTCCTAAATTCAGCGTATGAAACAATTGAATTTGTTCCCCAATTAATAGATTCAGATTTTGATATTGGAGAGCTTACTGGAGTTGAAACACTAAAAAAGGGGCATTAAGCCCCTTTGTTGTATTTCTTAGTTAAGTTTAGATCTTTTCTACCTTACCTGATAAAGTTTGAATACTTTCTGGAGTTCCAGATGCATCTGATATCAGTATTGCAGATTCTCCATTTGGATTAGGATTAAAGGTCATCATTGAACCTGGTTTAATAGTAGAGCTAGTTGAGCTTTCAACTTTAACAGTTGTAGCTGTATCTGTCTCAGAGTCAATTTTACCAGAAACTTCAAATTCTCCACTATCCGTGGTAATTTTTAGCTTATAGTTACTTTCGACTGGAGTAGATTCCTCTTCTATCCATTGTTCAAATAACTTAATGAACATCGATTATTCTTCGTCTTTTACTTCGTTAGAATCGTCGTCAGAACCGTCTTCTTCACCTTCTTCAGCTTCTTCTTCAGCTTCTTCATTACAAAGCTTCTTAACTGCTGCGCATAATAGGTCGCAAATTTGTTCTTTTTCCATTTCCATCTTTTCAGCGATATCAGCGATCATCTCTTCTAGATCTTCGCCGAATTCAGCCATTAGATTTTCTAATTGTTCTGGATCAACTTCTGCTTCGTCTGCCATTTCTGGAGATTCTGCTGGATTTTCTTCCAGGTCTTGAATTTCGTCTTCAGCTTCAGCAAACATGTTAAAGCCGTCGTTTTCGTTAACGAATTGTTCGAAGCGTAGGATCTTTCCTTCTTCTACTGCGTCAACTGTTGCAATTGTTGGTTTTGCGTACATTGGGTCAAATGGTTTTTTATTTGCACGTCTTGAGATAAGGTCTCTTGTAATAGCCTTCCAAGTTGTGTCGTAGTTATGATTGAATTTTCCACCTTCGAAATCGGCATTTCTGTCAATTACTCTTTGGTAGCCTTCAAGTTTGTTGTGTTTTATTTTATCAAAATCGGCCTTTTCGTTAGGACCTCCAAATGCAGGTTTCTTAATGTCAGTGTATCTGTCCATTGAAGGATTATCTCTGCGTTTTACGTTAAACATGTCCATAGTACTGTTTTGTTAGCTATTTTTATTGACCGATTCTTGATTCTTTATAAGTATCTGCTGTGAATTGAGCAGTTAGCTTATAGATCTGATTATCTTGAGTATAGTCAATAACAGTTTCAGTCATTTTGTTAGGGCCAATAAATACTGGCGAGAATACAAAGTCTCGGTAGATAACA